GCCTATGTTGCAAGGTCTCTGACCGATGGTGCTAACGTGTTTCCCCCGTGGCGATCTTAGAGGTGATCCAGATCCTCCCCACTGTTTCTTGTTAGGCAGCTGTTGGGTGCGGCCGTTGGAACTTTGCGAATCGTCCCAAAGAGCTGTTCAGGCGTGCTCCACGCCCTTCTGTTCGACAAGTGAACAGGCATATCCTCATCATCCCATTCGCGGTATAGTCCTGCGACATGGTGGTAACTCTCAGCTGGAATCTCAAGATTCACATCCAACCGATCACTAACAAAGGAGTAACGCGCCGCATGCTCATACCACAAATGGGGCAGAATCATGGGAAAACTCCAGTGATCTAAAGGTTGAATCGTTTTTAACGAGCTGAGGTAAGACTCTATAGAGAGCTGTACCTCGATGGTAATACCATATAGCCTTTCGACAAGGAGCCGGGTGTTCCTCGGCGGCTCCTTGCGCGGTATGTTCCCGCACTGCATGGCGGCTAGTACTTTCTCCCGCGTATAGGAGTCGTACATGCCTTTTCGGTATAGTAACTGCCGCATCTTCAAAGACTGGTTCGGCGTCACCCTAACCCCATAGCGACCTAGTTCCGCTATGATGGGGCATCCGGGATATTGAAATGAAATGGACAGCGCCTTACAACGGAGCAATACTAAGAGCTTGCTCATACGCGCACGTGCGTAATTACGTTGCGCCCACCCAAAGTTAACTAAAACCTTGCGAGGGTCTGCGATATTGACTCTATCCGTAGGATCGAAGACAAGACCGCAGAAGGATGCGGTGGAGATGGTGTCATGCACCTCCAACTTAATGACTAAGCCCAATCGGGCAAAGTCCGCTGCGGTGGGGGGAGTCCCCACCATGGTAAAGAGACCATCGTCTCCTTCAACCACTCCCAACACTTCCCTGCATCCGACTTCAGCACAGACGAACTGCATTAGCATAAGGTTTGAAAACCCATTGCCCAGGGAAGTGCACATCTCTCCAGACATTCTGGTTGCTTCCACAGCAACCTTGAAGTCCTTAAAGACACACAAATTAAGCCCACCTAGCACTTCAAGTACCAGGCGCATGAACTCCCCACCAGCAGGGAGATGTTGTGTCATGTATGAGTATAGCTCGAACTCACAGGCCTCCATCAACTCACGCACAAACAGACTTTCAAAAGCTGTATAGTCAGTGGCGATATATTTTGCTCCTTCACGGTGTAGATAGTTCATAATATAATCTGGACGATCTGCAACTGGAACATGCTTAATAAAAGCCTTGTGTTGATACACTTGCTTTTCAATAAGTTTAAAGATAGGACCCACAGCACACTTAAAGGTATCTGACCGCGAGTTGATAGCGCGGGCGTGCTTGTAGGTTGGATAATCCTCATCTTTCATGAAGGAA